GTTTTATGGGACGGGGAATCGAACCCGAATCACAGTGGTAAGCACTGTGACGGAACTTGAACCGATCGAGTATTGGATCGTAAGGTGACCTCACCTTGTAAGTTCCTAAGCAGGAGAAAAACTGCTATATTTATAAATGGCCTAAAATAAAGGCGGCCGTAAGTGACAAGAATTAAAGAGCTCATCAACGGCGAGATTTGGACTTAGAGGGCTTCTTGCCGGAGAAGTCCCAGCTGATGGCACCGTCGCCATCGCCGAAGCTTCCCTTCTTAAGCCAGTCAAAGTCCCAGAAGCCCTCACGATAAGCACTACCGCGTGAACGAAGCGCCTGAGACGTAAGACGGTTGCGTGCAGCGATGGCTTCTCGTGTAGGAGAAGGGCCCCCACGCACAGCTGAAACCAGAGTCAGATCACCAGGCTGTTGAATAAGGACAGGTCTAGCCTCCGTCATAACCGCCGCGGAAGCAAAGATGCTATCCATAGCAGCGGAATCTGGAAGCTGGACAACAGCCTCAATACCTGCAGGAGCAGAATTGTTGGGAATATATTCAACAATATGGGCGTAATCAACCTCGAGAACTACACCCTCCTGAATGCCAAAATAGGCCATAACAAGAAGGGAGCTGGAGTCAGCATTGGCAGCATCCGTAGCATCGACAGTGGCGATGCGAAGCGGATCAGGAGCGGATAAAGTGGAATTTGTGTTCGACTGAGATACGTAAGGAACAATATTGCGGGTAAAATCAGAGGCTTTTTGGACAACGCTAGGAGCCCCCGGAAAATACCGCACACCTGCTCCAGGAACAGCTGGTACCCAACCGGTAGCGTCGGCCGGGCCAAAGACGCCGGGTGGTGCAACGAAATTGGAAGTCATAGAAAACTTTTGTGGCCCATCAGGGGAATAAAACAAAGTCTTAGACCCAGCTTCACGGATGGCATCGGCCGAAACGTGGGATGCGCGGCCTAGTTGTTCTAACTGTACAAAGTCTTGTTGGGTAACAGGTAAGTCAGTGTGATTCATACGAACTTGGGCAAAATAGACAACACCAGGAGTCATGAATTGGCCCGTAGGAAGACCAATGATGCGAACACGCATTGCCATAGCCAGGGTTCGGTAAGCGGAAATGAAACCAACAGTAGTCTGCATACTGGTGCCAAAACCATCAGCCCATGGCCCTGCAGCTAGAGAAATAGGAGATATGGGGGCCATGGCAGTATGAGGATCAGTAAACCCGCCAGCCCCCCATTGCTGGGGGACCATAATACTACCTGGCGTGTAGCTGTAGGTTGCAATGCCAGCCGCTGAGGGCCCGACAGAACCAGCGGAGATAGACTCAACAGCAATACCACCAACGGAAGCATCACCTGGCGTGCAAAGCCTATTCGTCATAGCAAATAACAGGTTAGTACCAAATGAAGTAGAGGACGTAGGTGTAAGCTGGTAAGTGCGATTGGCGACAAAACGGGCCAGTGATGTGGGAGTGACGACATGGTCGGGTAACCGAACGGGAGAAGCTGCCCAAGGGTTCATAAGAAGCTCAATGTAACGTGCAGTATTAGCTGAAACCGCTGTAACGTCCCTTGAAGCTATGGTGGAAGAGGCAGGCGTCATATTGACTATAGAGGCCTCTTTGGCAGCGCCTGTTACCTTGACGGGCGGATCCAAAATGGGTCCAGATACAGGACGGGGCACCGTGGACGAAACGGGCTGTTTATTTTTCTGTTTGTTAACGACGCGGACATCAGCAGGTCTAGGCTTACCAGACTGTCGGAATGGGAAGTGTTCTCTAGCAACCTCCAAATCACGAGTAGGCAAGCCTGGAAGATTGAATGGATAATAAGCGTTCACACGCACTCCCTTATGGATCAATGTACCACAGTGGAGACCAACGACGCCGTCATGGGAGACAACAAGAGACCCACAATCGCCCGGGCGGGATGGGCAATCATATAACCCGACCACGCTCCGAGTGCGCTTGCCGCCAGTAACTGCCAAAAAGGGACACGAAATGAAACCTAAGTGACGGCCAACAGAAACTCTAGCAACGTCACTATCATGAACGATAAGTGACAGTGACTCACCAACACTGGGAGAATTGGCGGCCAAAGACGGGCCAGAACCCTCAGTGGACGGCCAATAATATAACTGGTGTCTGGCATCCCAGTTAGGCTGAGAGTTCTTAATTTTGTGAGTGCTAAAGGCCAATTCAGACAGATTAGTAATACCGGAGTCCACAGCTAGCCAGCGCTTTGAGTCAGCTAACGCAGATCTGGTTGAAAACCCGGCAGAGCTGACAAGGCCTGTGGAGGGTAAAGAGTCAACAGAAGATGACCCAAGGATAGCAGCCTCGCGAGTAGACTGGCGGTAAGCTTTGATTTGCTGAGGGGCTGAAATGCGTAAATCGCACGTCAGCGGAAATTTGTTCAGTACCTCTAAAGCCACTTTTGAACGAGAAGTGGGGGAGGATTTTGCAGTATAGGACTTCATATTGATATAAAGAACAGCTGTAACGTTGCTAACGGAAACGAAGTCACCCCATTTAAGGCATGGGTGCCTGAAAAATATAGCCATCATTTACCACGTTTCTTTGAGTTAATTGGTCGGCCGGACTTACTGCCCTTAGGTGGGCGAGAAGGCTTGGCACGAATAACTGTGGCATCTGACGGCAAACCAACACCAGCGCCATCATCGGCAGGTGGTGCGGCTGGAGAGGGAGCAGGGTTGCGACCCGATTCTTTCCTCTCCTTACGAAGGCGCTCCTTCTTAGAAGCGCGGCAAGAAGAGCACTTCTTAGGTAAATCCCAATTATTGGCCTCACAGTGCTCGCGCTCAGCATCAGTTATAATGAATGGATTAGAACAATTGCGACAAAGCAACTCGCGTTGTATAGGAGCGGGTGGTGCAAAGGCATCCATTACATCAGAAAGGCCTACATCAATGGCGACACTATCAGCCGACGCGGCAGCAGCAACATGGTTGGCGTCCTCAACGAGAATCTCCAAAGCTTCAACGTCAGCCTTGGTGCGAACAAGGGGCAATGGAGGCTCAACATCAGATATTGGCATTCCATCCAAAACTGAGCCAGGACGAGGCTGAAAACACAACGGGGAAATAGGGGAATAAGTAGTCCCGACCACTGCAGGGCGAGTGGTAACTTCATGAACCAAAGTAGCGTAATCCTCAACTGATATGCCCATTCGCAACACAAACAACTCAGCTAAAGCATCATTGTCTTCAGAACAAGTATACATGCTTTGAGAAGAAAGTAAAGAAAACTTGTGAGAGTCAAAATAACGCGGGTCGAGGTGAGTAACTGGATTGTGGCGCAACACATTCCTCCAATATATAGAAAATAATGGAATGTGGGGGTCAGTGATCAAATAACCAAAGGCGCGGTAAGCCAGTGACAAAGCAGCCGTACCACCTGCTGGGACAGTGACTAAATGAAAACTGGTTATTAGCCGCAGTGGATCAGCCGAATTCCAAACGCCAACCCAGGGGTCAATATAAAGCCTGCCTAAAAACGTGGTATAGCCAGACGAATAGACTCGAGACTTGATGTCTAACCCAAATTTAACCGCGGTGGTAGTAATTGGGATTAGGCGGGCTTCATCTAACCCGTCATCCCCGGAATAAAGCCCACGGCAAACAGAAGAGTAAGCGTCTTCATGATCAGAACCACTATCACTGGCGTTGCAATAGGCAGTGAAAGCATTGACCACAGTGTTGCGGGTGGTAGTGTCGAAAAACCCACTCAAAGTACCAATGCCAATACAAAACGCAGTTTGAACAATCCATTTATAGTAATCAGGACTGTCTCGGGACTGCCCAGAAGGCCATGGACCGACGCCAAAATTGGTCCTGGCCGTAGGTGCAGTAGAAGCACGTAAAAACTGGACCCAGCCCTTATCATCGCCGTAAAACCTGTCTAGAAACGCGAACATCAGCACATGACCAATAGTGCCGGTAGTTGCATCACAATTTGAAAAATCAGTTTCATTGGCGCTGCGTTTACGTGTGTGAAGTTCATGATGAAATGCATGAACTCTGGACTCGATCTCAGTGGGGGTCCAACCACAGCAAAACCAGGGGAGTTGCTTCAAGGCGTCCATCATTGGTGCAATATACGCCGCCCCTATGAAATTTGTTGGGCCTGAGGGGTTAACGATCACACGAGGAACACCTCCGGACTTCAACGGCTCCATCTTTTGAAAAACACTAACCGTGGACCGTGCAACGTCAAAGTACGCGCCCATATCATCAAACTGCTGGACTTGGCTAGACTTAGTCAAGCGGCTGCGTACCGAATCCATATCCAATGGACAAAGAACTACGCCGCCAACTGCCGCATGGACGAAGCGGACTAAGTGCGGGTAGTATTCCGTCGGAAAGGGCAGCCCAGTAGCTGGTAAAACATTGCGGGCATAAACACTGGCGCGTAAAAAGTCTGGAGTAGCAATAAAACCCAATTTTGAATTAGAAACTAAAGGGTTATGAACGGCTACTATGCTGCTTTCAGTGCCAATATCATTATATGTGCGGTCAGTGACAGACTCCATGGTCATAGTGCTAGGAGGCGGCCTGTAAGTACCCATAGACAAACCGTTAGCAACGCAATGCATTAATATAGGTATCGCATCTCTGTAAAGAGCCAAAGTGGTGCTAACTGACTGGTAGTTAGTGGCTTTGGAAGATAAGCAATATCTGCTAACGGCGTCTAGCAACACAGACAAAGGCAACGTGACATGGTGATAGACCCCCTCAAATGCTAAATGGACAGAATCTTGGCTATGCATATATAACGACTTGCCAAACTGTTGGACGACATAGCTATCATCTAGCATCTTAGGGTAATATTGTGAACAGGAACTGCCACAAACATGAAACGGGCCGGGCAAATATGTCTGGCGAATAATAACCCCATCAAAAGGGCCCGATGAAGGAACGACACTTGGGTTCAAATGGCGGGCAAAACAGCCCACCCACAAGGTTGCGTCAGCATGCAAGGGATAGGTGCGCTGGCAAACAACCTTCTGGTTAACCCAGGAACCCTTACCAAGAAATACAACATTGTATTTGTCGTTCAGTACAAACAACTGCTCAGTCGACGCGGTTAACCCATACGTGCGCATCGAATAATAAGAACCTGACCTACCAATGAAGGCGCGAAACCAAACTGGCAGCCAATGACCAGTAATATTATGCAACCCAACAGGGTGACAGAACGAATAAATCGCCTGCCGAAGTGAACCATTGCGGGTTTGATAATAAGTCTCGCTATAGTCAGGGGTGAGAGCATTGCGGGAGGGCCGTAATGACATAAACAAAGCGGAAAACCATAAGCGGATCGTGGCACTATGTTGCGCTACAAAGGCGAGCAGTGCCACGAAGCTGCCAACAACCAAAAACGATGCGTTGAAAGAATCCATAAAAACGTATCTTGATTCGCTAGAAGTAG